ACGGGAATATCTGCGGCAGCGGGCCAGTAATGGGTTAAGTGATAACAGGTGTCTGGAAATATAGGGGCAAATCCAAGGAGGCTCTTATCCATTCAGGCTTATCAGCGATGCTGATTTCAACCAGTTGCTACCTTACGCCCCGAGGCGCAGGAAAAACGCTCTCCTTGATGCTTACACCAGTTATCTCGACGCTCATACGATGGCCACCACGAAGCACTGGCACGATGAACATCCATCCGATGGAATGCTATTTTTCCCGACGGGTTTCTCAGTCACTAATTCAGATGAGGTACTGAAGAAAATGCAACCTCTGAAAAAAGAACTCAGCAGATAGTCCTTTAGGATGGCCGCCAGATGGATTAACGACAAAGCACAGAGTGAATGACGTTCTGGCGGCACAAATGAAAAAGGCCGCGAAAATGCGCAGCCTTTTGTGATGTGGATTTCTATTTATTGAAATAAAAAACTATCTTTGTAATCGATTAGTTTTATAACCCTTATTTCATTTTGGTCAAACTCCAATGGAATTGCCTTCGATTCCATAAATAAATCTAAACTAAAGATTAGCTGTGGGTTCGTGTGCTGAATCATAGAAAAATGTGTTCCTTTAATATGCCTTAGCGAGACATTGAGGCGAGAATCTTCTATGAATAGTATTTTCTCTTCACCAGAAACCCGCGGGGTTATATCAAAGACATTCCCAGACTGATCCTTGTAAAGGCAGTGAGCCTCCCCCTCTATCATGATATCGCTTTCCCACAGCACCCAGCCATATATAGCCTCTCCACCGTGCTCTCTAATCATCCTGGCTACATTATAGTAACATTCTTGTTCATAAGGTGAGAAAGTAGAGGGCTTGGTATAGGTAAAGTATTTTGACTTGATTTCGCCCTTCGGATTAATTTTTTTTATAATTTTTGAAATGTTATTACTCATAATGCTTGGCGTCGTCGGTTCGTTCATGCGAAACCCGCCACCAAAGCCTGGAAGAGCATCCATAGTATCCCCCTTTTCATTATTAACCGTATAAATCAGGGATAGCTTACAATACATAATAAATTTTCACAGCAAGCACAAAGCAAAAACCCCGCCGAAGCAGGGTTTTGATGATTAGTTTCGTTCAGGCGCTATATGCCACGATTGAAAGCATACACGACAACTTCGGACAAAATCAAGCCTTATGTATCGAAAAAGCAAAAAAATGCCGCCATCGTTTTAAAAATTGGTTGCTTGCTGAAATTCTTTGTCAGCATGACGCTCTTCCTTCCAGCATACGTCCACCAGCGCATCACAGAACGGCTTCCAGTTACGGGTCCATGTTCTGACGTGCAGGTCTGGAATGAACGTCAGAATCGCTTTGTAAGCTGCTGTGGATGGCACCGTTGAGAATCCATTCCCCGAACAACGCTCGCACGCCTTGTAAACTGGTGCCCCGTGCTCTTTGGTCTCTTTTCGATCCAGAACCTGTCCAGAGCCACCGCAGCGGCAGCGGGCGTTAATGGCCCCCTTCCCACCGCATACAACGCACTGCCGTAATACTATCTCCTGCCTGATAATCGGGGCGACAATTTCCTCGCCGTCGCTTTTGTATATTCCGGGGTGCTTAACAACCTCCTCAACTGATTTGGTTAAACCAGCCCCCTCGCATGCCGTGCAGATCCCGGTTGTTTCAGCTGAGCGGGAATACTCTGCAAAGGCAAATTGCGCCAGAATCAGGCAGCAGCGCCCCAGAGCCTTACCCGCTGCCTTTCGCACGTTTTTAGGGGCTGTATCAATGGCATGTCGCGCCAGCGCCTGAACTGCCAGTTGCTCATCGGTCTTACTGATGCCCGTCTTACCGAAGAACGCCGCCAGCCCGAACCGTGCCCGACTGCTGGTCACTCCGATCCCGGTCATGATGTCTGTACCGTTCAGGCGATTCGGTGATGTGCTTTTCACGTCGTCGCTGATGTGCATGCCCTGCGGGCTGAAGTGTTTGAGGGAGGATTCCAGTTTCATGATTTCCCCTCAACATCCACATTACCCAACAAATCAGGATCGCCGCCTAGCTTGGCTACCTCATTTTTAAGGACGATGTTTTCAAGTATCAGCGCACCAACCTCGTTATTGAGGTGAGATACTTTCCTCTTTAACTCCAAATATTCATCGGGGTTAATCAGTTCCTGAAGCTGGTTTTTTGCAAACATAAATGACTCAATCAGGTCCACATCCACACCTCCAAACGATAACGGATCATGACTTTCAGATTCCTGTTGGCGAACTTGCGCTTTCAGGCACTGATAGTTTTCAATCGCTTCTTTTAAAACTTCATTTTTCATAATCAGCACCTCGTAACGTTACTTGCTTCCCACTCCAGATCGACTTCGCTCTGGGGTTTATTGACCAGATAATTCATAGGCCCGCCATTGCCTTCGAGAAATTGATGTGACCGGGCGTCAAAGGTGGCGCCGATATCGCCAATCCAACCTTCGCCCTCACGCTGTTTGAGCAGGCGGATCATTGAAGCTGGCATCTGAATAGCAGTCTGTTCGTCCTTATCCAGACTCTCATATCCCATGCGCTCAGCCTTGCGCTGCGCCAGTTCTCGGGGGATATTGCGCCAGATAGCCATTACGTTGTCGGGCATATCGGTTAATGCGCCGGTACCCTTAACATCCATTTTTCCCGTCGGCGCGGCTTCATTAGTTTTGCGGGCGTGCGTTACCAACAAAACGTGACAGTTATGTTCGTTTTTAAAGTCGCACAGGGTATCGATAAACTCTTTCTGTCCGCCGTAGTCCTCCTCGTCGAGACCACATTTCGCAAGGTTGTCGATCACGAACAGATCAATTCCATAGCGACGGCGGGCATAGGCGAAGATTTCCAGCAGGCGCCCGGCCTTCGCGGTGCCGGTGAGCTTGAACACCCAGAGGCGATCGGAAAACCATTCGTTTGTCATGATGATTTCTTCGCGTCTCGGCGATGCGGTGCAAATGGTCTGGCGTGTCAGGCGGGCCAGCATTTTTCCGGGCTTCAGTTCCAGAGAGGCGATGCAAGTGCGGACTTCCTGGTTCATGGCAGCAACGGCTATATGGCCCACCAGCTCGGTTTTGCCATGGCCATTCACCCCATTAACCAGCGTCAGCTCGCCGGCGCGAAATTTGAAGTTGTTGTTTAATGACGCCCATGGGCTGGTGAACAGGCCAACATCGCGATGCTCAAACGCATCAATGGTTTCCTGGAGAAGATCGCCGGCAGAGCATAATTCGTCAGGGTCGAAGAATTTCGCCGTACCCAGGCATTGCCAGACATCATCCTCGCTCATCCCGGCCATCAGGCATTCGTTGATATCTTTGTGCGGCAGCTCCACCAGACGACAACGATGCTCACCCAGGCGCCGGGCGATTTCTTTCGCGGCTTCTCGTCCAACTTCGTCATTATCCAGACTGAGCCAGATTTCGTCGAAGCGATCCAGGTTGTGATACTCGTATTCGATCCACTGCTGTTTGGCTCCCTTCCCTCCGCCGAACGGCACCGACAGAGCACTGACGCCCAGTTGCGAGTAGGTCATACAGTCGATTTCCCCTTCGCACAACACGACAGCGCGGGCTTTGGCGTCCATAGCCTGCCAGCCAAACAGGCTTGGCTCACAATCAGCCTCAGCCATAATGAGCTTTTTCCCGCCAGGACGTTCGATACCGATCCGCTTCACCTGCAGCAGTTCGCCGTTGCGGATGTACGGGAACGCCACCGCCGCCACTTCGCGGTTTTCATCGTGATACCAGACCACCGCATCAGAAACGCGGAACTGGTCAGCAGTCTCGCGAGTGATTCCGCGTGAGGCCAGATAGTCGTAGCAATGGTTCGCTTTTTTTACGCCCTTTTTCGTCGGCCGAGAGAATGTTTTTTTCTTGGCCTCGAAGTGATGATCGTCATCTTTCAGGCCCAGGAATTCCTTAGCCTCCCGCATGGCGTCATGCAGCTGGCAGTTGCGCACCAGCACCCACAAATCGAGCAGATCGCCGCTGTCACCGCTGGCAAAATCTGACCACGCCTTTTTCCCGCTCAGGTTAATTTTCAGGCTCTTGCCAGAATCGCCATTGGTGTTACCCGCGCACCACTCTTTACCTTCCAGATGCCCGCGAGGCAGCAGATATTTCGCCACCCTTTCGGCGTTGTCCCACAGTTTTTCGGATAGTTCAGCCGGGCCCATTAGATACTCCGTAAATCAAATTTGATAAAACACCACGTCACGAATCCCACGCGCAGAAAGCCGCGGTTAAAACCGGCAACCAGCATGCGTTTCAGGATGATTTTCATGGGCGGTTAGCTCCGCGCTTAAGGCGGTCAATAGCGGCCTGATTGATAAACACCTCTGCGGAACCGTCGTTGGACTGCGTGTACCAAGTATTTCCCGCGCCATTACCCACGCTGGTCGAAATGACCTCTGGCGCTGGCGGTTGATTGGGCACGCGTTCAGGAAAAAGCCCCTGCCATCCACCAGCAATAGAGCGACGGATCACCTCATCGGCGTTCTGGTGACCAGCGAGTTGCTTAGCCTGGTATGTGCAGGTTGTTTCGGTCAGGGGTTTTCGGGTTTCCCGCCGGAACTTAACCCAGTCCTGCCAGACTTCATCACTGACGTTTTCAGGTTTTAGCCTTGCAGGGTCGAATGACGTTTTTTTCTGGCGCTTTGCGCGCGCTTCTTGTGGTTCATGATCTTTTACTTGTGGATCAGGTTTTAAACCTTGTGGATCATGTCCTCCAGATTCTGGAGGGTCAAAACGGTTGTTTTTGCCAGATTCCGAAGGGTCAAGTGCGCTTGAGCCTCTCATATCTGACGCGTCAGATTCTGACTGTTCAAAATCCGAAGCGTCAGATTCTGGAGGGTCAAACCGGTTGTTTTTGATACGTTCCAGCCGAAGGAACGCTCTTTGCTGAAGTGCGATTTCTTCCAGTTTCTCAACGTTGAGATGGTACATATTTGAAGTATTGCGGTTACCGTTTCGACGATTCTCTCGCCGCAGCCATCCCTCTGCTTCCAGCTCCGACAAGGCTGTTCGGATAGTGCTTTCTCCGGCGCCTATCTGACGTGATATTGTTTTGACGCCGGGATAAGACGTGCCTTCATCACTGGAATAATCCGCAAGGCGCACCATGACCATAAGGCGTGTACCTTTTACCCCCGAGACAGCACAGGCATCCCACACATACCCCTGAATTTTGCTGCTCATGAAATTAACCTCTTGAAGTACTGTTGAAACTTCCAGACAGGTTGCATGCACTCATGCGGGTATCCCTGCCTGGTGAAATACACCTGTTGCTTCTCCCGGTTCCACCCAGTGACGTGCACGACAACACCTCGCGGATCGCGATAATCGATATCGAGTGCCTTAATCGGATCTAGTGACGTGTTAGCGCGTGACATGTCACACCTCTTCCACACGTGGCATTCCATCCAGCTTGCTTGGGTACAAGTCAGGACGAACCTCGTGGGGAGTAATGGCCCAACCTACAAATTCGCAAAGTTTCAATACAAAGCGAGCAGGGATTACAGATTTAGCAAACCATTGATTCACCGCCTGAGGCGTTACACCCAAGCCTTGTGCAATGGCTCTTTGGGAAGTAATGGCACACAATTTCATGCGAATGTCTTCGTTCATACCCCACCATCAAGTTAAACTTTATTTAAGAAGTCTATATCAAGATTTAATTAACATGCAAGAAGCAAAAACATGCGTTAAACTTGAAATCAAGCATTGCTTTAGGTGTTAGCTTTCAGGCTGGATGAAACTTTGGAGAGATAGCGTGGCCACGGCAAACATGATTCAAGAACTTCTGAAGGAAAAAGGATGGAGTAAAGCTGAGTTAGCCCGCCAGTTAGGGGTTAGCACGCAGACGGTTGTTTACTGGACAAAAGGGACCACCGTCCCAAGGGGTAAGAGATTAGCCCAACTTTCTGAAATCAGTGGTTATTCGCAATCATGGTTTCTAGGGGAGGGGCAACCCGCGTCCTTCCCTTCATCCGTTCAAAAAGAAGACACGGATAGCGTAAAATTTAAAGTATTAGATATCGAATTTAGTTGCGGTGATGGTGCCAGTGTGAGGGGCGACTTCATTGATGTAGTGCGTTCCATAGAGTTAGATCCAGAGTATGCCCGTCAAGTTGTAGGTAATAGACCTTTTAAGAATATTGAAATAGGTAATGCCAGAGGTGACAGTATGTCACCGACGATAGCTCCGGGTGATTTGTTATTTTTAGATAAAACAATAACTTACTTTGATGGTGACGGGATTTACGCCTTTTGTTTCGAAGGTGAATGTTATGTAAAGAGACTGCAAAAAATAGGCAGCAAAATTGTAGTGCTATCTGATAACACTAATTATCAATCCTGGAGCATTGAGAAAGATGCTTTAGATATGCTCTACATCCAGTCAAAAGTTATCTCATCGGTTCCATTTAACATTAACAGATTCGGTTAATTATTGATTTATAACGGGCATTCGCCCGTTCTCCTTTTAAGTAACTACCCTCAATAAAAAAATAATCAAGTTTAACTTGACTATAAAAACCTATAAAGCTAACCTTTTTGCATCAAGTTTAACTTGATTAAGTAAGCAATCAATACTTACGTGAGGTGATCAATGAAAACTCCAGTCCAAATGCTTGAAGTGTTCGTATCAGACATAATCGAAAACACCGTGCTACTTGAAA